AAGTGCCATTTTTTAATAATACATCAGAACCATCGCTTTTTGCCCACCAACCAACAGAAAATGGACGACTAGAACCCCAGTCAAATGATCTATCAATTGTCCAATTACTTGGGATATCAAAAGGTTTGATAACATGGGTATTAGCATCCCACACATCATCAAACATACCACCAGCCACAATATCCCAACTCCCATGAAGCCATGCTGCCAGTTCTGCCTTATTGCGAGCAGATGCCCTAATCTTACCAATATAGTCAGGGTCAGATTTTAACAATATCTTATTTTCGTAGATAGAACCATGTATAGCAACCCGAGCAGGCTCAAGTTTACCGCTTTCGTCTAAACTATCAGTAATAGGAACAAACCTCATCCCCGGAAGCCTAAAACGTGCCTTTACCCAGTTATGCCCAGCCCCATACGGATTCGTTGTTGAGCGATATTTTCTTGGTATATCAGGATTAGTCGATCTACAACACGACATCATCCTTTTATAACCTGCATCAGTAGCCCAAGTACATAATTCCTCCCAACCTATCCATGGGTACTCGTGTCCATGGAAATTCCAATAATCCTCCTCCCTATTAAACTGACGCAAATATAACATCTCCCCGTCGGGGAACGTCCAAAAATGCTCTGACGCGTTATACCTAGCCCTTGGAAATAATTGGGGTATCCATTTTTTAGTCTTATTAATAACATCTGTCAATTGAGGGTATGTCTGACGAAATAAAATACCCCTCCAATCACTACCATGACCCCTTCCTACATCTTGTAAAAAATCCATTATCAATGCATCTGTTTTTCCTGGCCCACGTGTGCCCTCATAACAAACCTCAAATAATGGACAAGATAAAAATAACTCCTGACTCCCCTGCTGTGGTACCCATATTGCCTTTTCTAAAACATCTTGAGCTAAATCATTATCTTCCACCCTCAATATTCCCCGCTTCAATCATCTTATCCTTCACCTTTTGGGCTTGCTTCAACCACTGGTCAGGAGACGACTTATCAGGAACCACCAATACCCCACCAATACTTGTATTATTAATAGTTTCCTCATTCTTCTGATAAGCCGTATCATACCTCTCTAAAATTTTTAGACGACCAGCAGTCTCAAATTTAGTCCTGTAACCCAAAAGATCACCCTCCTTGTTAAAGACTGGCTCTTTATGGCCGTTGATAAACTCACTCTCTATTTTCTCAACAATTAATTCTGATCTAACCGTGAACAAGGTATCTGCAGCTTCCATAAACTGAGGGTCAGATTTAAAATGCTTGTCTACAGTCTTAATAGTCAACCCTGCTGCCATGGCGGATAAACCCTTCTTGCCAGTCTTATGGTAAAAATTTAAAAAAATCTCCTTCTGTGACTCACTAACCCCATTCTTACGAGTCGTGGACTTTAAATGCTCTCTCCACTTCTTAATATCAACATAAGCCAACTTATCAATCTGCTCAGCGGTTAATGTCTCATATCTTGGGTTGTCTTTGGTAAAATCGTCATTAGCCATAAATTATTAGTGTTTTGTAATGTTTTATATACTAATGGTACGTTATTTGAGGTCAAAACACAAGAAAAATCAAATTACTTACCCTTTTCAGAGGCTAAGAGCATTAGCCCATAAGGGATTACTTACCTTGCTTACCTTGTGATCGAAATTGCTTACCTTGGTGAAACGCTAAGAGCGTTAGCCCATAAGGCGATACTTACCTTACTTACCTTACTTACCTTATTTTAATAATAAATATAATATAAAAAAGGGGTCTTAGGGTAAGTAATAAATAAAATGTCTGTAGTACGAAAAAAGGGTAAGCAAGGTAAGTAAGTTAAGTATCCCCTTATGGGCTAACGCTCTAAGCGTTTTCACAAGGTAAGCAATTTCGATTACAAGGTAAGCAATTTTGTGAATACCCTGACTCTGCCTAACTCTAAGCGTTTAACACAAGGTAAGTAATTTGAGTTTCTCTATATATTACAGTGGGTTATTGGGAATACCTATATTGGGCTTTTGGACAATTATTAATTTGTTAACACTTTGGAGGTTTTTCAAAAATGGTGTTTTTATATTTTAAAATGCAAGTTGGCAAACATAGCCCTAGGGGGGTACTTTATGAGAAATGGGGGTTCAAATAGTTCAAATAGTTCAAATAGCTAACAATTGATCCATTAACAAATTAATAATTGAATAGTTAACTATTGGCTCATTAACAAGTTAACAACTGATCCACTAGCAAGTTAATATTACCCTATTAGCTAATAGATTAATATTCTATTAACTAATAGGGTAATATATATAGTGTTAACTTGCTAGTGCTTATAGGATTAATATATTAATGAATATGTTTAGACAATAAAAAAATAGACTTATACAATTAAGTATAAGTCTATTATTCTATTAGTTATTCTATTAGTTAATTATTTAGCTATGTGTACGGCTGTATTATCTTTATTTGTTGTTATAGGGTATCCATATTGTTTATTAAAGATTTGTAACATCGCCTTAGCTCTGTTTAGAGGTTCGGAGTGTTGTTTATTTCTTTTATCATCATGTTTTGTAAACATTCACCCCTTATAGACTTTAATCTTTGTGAGGGGTAGAAATAGTCTTGTTTTTCTAAACTTTTTGGTAGTCAGAAAAGGTTTAATTCTTTTTTATCTATATTAGACATGGTATATACTCCTTTTCTATTTTTGTAATTAATAACAACTTATGTAATTTGTTGTTAGATGGATTATAACAAAGAGTATTATAATAATAAAGAGCTAATTTACCTTTTCTAGAAATAAAATAAGCCCAAACCGTGAGTAACCCCATAAAACCTAGACATACACCATAAAAATAACCCCAAAAATGGAATACGAGGCACAGACTTTTAAAGAAAATCACGAAAAATTGAACGGAATTTTATAGAAAATTGGAACCACCAACCCCGAACATGAACAACACTAATAGATTACTCTTTCTCCAATTTAGCTATTTGCAGTGGGAAGTTAGTAGTAATCCACGATTATTTTAACTATTTCTGGCATCTTAAAAACAACATTTAATAATTAACATCTTTACACTACTATAACAATACTTTTCATCTTTCATCTTTCACACAAACATAAAGCCCAAATACTGTCAAAGAACTAAGATCCAATATAGTTGGAGTTTGAAATATTACTTTGTTTGACATTTTAATTTCCTATTGATTTTAAATACTATTGGTCTTTTAGCTTTAAACTTAATTTTCTTATGTGGGTCAAAATGGTAACCCCTTCCACTATTTTCTATCAAGTATTGTAAACACTCTTGTTGCTCATGGCTAAAGACTTTTGTGATTTTGTCAAAAGTATCGTATTTTCCACCATCGCAAAATGCACATGTGTTATTAAGTTCGCATACTATCATATTTTTTCTCTATTCTTTCTTTCATTTTTTGGGCAGTTCCAAGACAAGTACAAACTAATAATTCTGTGTGTTCAAGTATAAAACTACCATTTCTACCAAAATCATCTTTCCACCCTACAAGAGTTGAATGTTCATATTTTTTACATTCTTGTCTAATAAACATTGATGTTATTGTTATTGTTCTAATTTCCCCTTTTTTATTAACTGCAAAATAACTCCAACCCATATGTAGATTTCTACCACTTTTGACTATCACAAAACGACCCCATCCCTTAATAGTTGTGCGTTGTCTAGTCTATCAGAGGTGATCTCAAATGTTAGCATATTAAGAAAAACCTGTTTTTTATTCATTTTATCATGGACAACTTTATAAAGATCATAAGTGTTGAGACAAACAACGTTGACACCTGTTTTTAAATTATAGGCAAATATTTTACTGGACATTTCATGTCTCCTTTTCTAATTAAAATCTTTGTTAGAGAATAACAAGTAATCTTATGTTTATCTATAGCTAAATTATGGTAATTGTGATTTTTTACCTTAATTTGAAATATAACTTTTTATTATCACATAAGTATATTGGTCTAAACCCTTCTTCAATATAACTACGGTAACCACGATAGCCCACCCCCATATTATCTAGTACATCCCACAAACCTGACTCATTACAATAAATCAGAATAGCATGGGTACCCACATGTTTCTTATTCCCAACTACCAGATATTTGTGTTTTGTGGGTAAAGAAAAATATTTCAGTATAGCATAATCTTCACAATCACCTGTGCCTTTCTTTAGGGTTTCTTCAGGTGTTTGCCAGTTATCTATTCCCCGATCAGAAACATATTTGATTTTTCTGTTAATTTGATTATTAAATTTAATAATAGAACCCCAAGTTATTAATTCTTTATCTGGGGTGAATGTTGATACCGTCAACACCCTATTCCACCACTTAAAGTATTCAACATCATGGGATTGTGTGTCATCTAATGGGCTCATAATTAAAAAATCCTATCAATTAATACTGTCACATAGCTTTGGTCAATGTTGGTATCTTTCTTTTTTGATTACATCTTCGCCCAAAAACATAGAAGCAATGGCACCTCCTGTTATAATATTGTTTCTTAAGAGTTTCTTAATTTCTTCATCTTTAATATGACTAATAAAGTGATTTAGTTTATCACCTAAAACTTTTTTAATTGTTTTCATTTTCATTTTCATTTTATTTTATTAATTAAACTGTTTGTGATCTTGCCGCAGCTATGGCATCTTTTTTAGTTGCATGGTAACGATCTTCTTCACAAATATCCTGATCATCACTTTCGAGAACCCACACCTTTCCTTTGCTCGCTTTTGTCGCAATTTCAATCACTAAATCAATATCATTATTTTCCATAACAATTTGAATCTCATCTGCTACAGGTCTTTGGAGGATTTGAACAGTATATCTTAACTTAATTTTAGAGTCATCAAGTTTTGCTTTGGGGTTATTAGGATGATAATAAACATCAACTGTTGTATGGTGTGGTGAATTATTATTTAATCTAGTTATAGTTTGAGTCATTTTATTTTACCTATTCTGTTTATTTTAATTATGTGTAAGTAAGTTTACACCAACTTTTGTTTATGCTTATCGTTATATTTTGAATAAGCTACCCAAACATACCCCAAAAGATTTAAAGTGTCTATATCTTTTTGATCAATTTTATTAGTCACTTGTTTTAACAAGCTAACAAAGTTGCCTTTATCTTTTTGATCAACTGACTTTATTTCACTAATCAAATTGTTAGGTGGTATTTCCTTTTCACCAAAATCTTTAAATTTATGATAAATTGAAGAATATATAATATTATACTTACTTGCTTCCACTGGATCATCAATTAAATTTTTTTCAAGATAAACTGTTGCCCCGCCATAAGCAAAACAAACAAGCTTTTGGGGCTTCATGTGTGATACATGTTTTTTTCTTCCCAAGATCTTTCCAAGAAATAATTGGCAATAGTATCTGGACTATAAGTTTTGTTACTCATTGTTTTTACTATTTTAAATAAAAATTACATGTTAAAGAAAAATTGAAATGTATTATTTCAGGGTGGTTTTTCTTAGGTATTTGAATAGCATATTTATCTATTTCAAAAGCATAATATTTATCCACCTTAATTCCTAAGTTTTTTAATACTTGAAACCCACAAGACATACCATCAAATAAACTTACTACTGTTAATCCTTTATTCATTTATAAACTCTAATTTAATATTAGATTCTTTATACATTGGGGTTAGCTTCGGGATATTTACAATTAGGGTTTTCTTTGAAAATAAAATCTAAAATAGGCTTTGCAAGTTTTCGCTTACTACCCATATATGGCATGCCTAACTTGTGGTTTTCGGTGTTATAATCTTTACTATTATTAAAAATATTATATTGCATAAAATAATTCTATATTAATTTTATTGGTATCTTGTATTTATTTAAAACATCGTTTACATCATCAATTGAACGTACATACATTATTTCTCTAAACTCTTTTTAATATCAGAACAGATCGTTTTTTCGTCTATAATATATTTACCATCTTCGTTATATATTGCAAAACCAGTAACACATTGCATCTCTTTACTTTTGTTTTTAAATTCTTGTAAAGCAGTACACTGCTCTATGTTGTTAGGATTTTGACAAACTAACAACGTATGTATTATAATTTCTTTAATCATTTGATAAATCCTCCGTAAATCTAATATACTCTTTTTCTGATAAACCATATTCACTTGGTTCTTTTGGTTTTCTGTTGTGCATAATGTCTTTTAACAAATTCATTTCTTGTTTGGAAAAAGTGTGGGATTCTTTATTGGGGTTTTTTTGTGTTAGAGCATTCCAGGACACGGGGAATAACGGATTTATTATTTTACCTACCTGATAAGCTAAATCTTGAATTTCTTTTTGTGCGTGACTATCAGTCCGTAAATTATAAAACCTTGCAAAAGCTAGTAACGAGCCTGTCCAGTACCATTTCGTGTATGTACTTTGAGGTAAAACACCTCTTGCTTGCTCAGGGCAAATACCCATATCAATTAAGTCATTATATAGATGTAAGCAATTTTTATGATGATCTTCTATTTCAATATTCACACCTGTTTGATCGTGATAAACCTCGTCACTACTACCTTGTTTTTTATTATCTGCTTTAAGTCTCCAGTCTTTAGGGGTGAAAAACTCAGGTTCACTGGCAACGTAACGTCGTGAAACTTCATTCTCTACAAATCCAACCTTATGTTTAAAACATTGTGTTCTAATATAAATAGGAGCTTCCATGTATAAAGTAATTGCGGTGTGTGCAAAAGGTATTTCATGCTTATGGCTAGCAAGATAATTGATTAATTTAGTGTCTTTTTCTTCTTCAAATTTCTCATGCTTCACATCAAAACTAACTCGGGCGGAATTAACTACGCTTATGTCATAACCCATATGATCTATATAAATTACTTTCATACTAATCAACCTCTGTTATAGAGAGAATAACACGCCTTGCACTGTTTAAAAAACAATCTTCGTTACATATAACATGGGTTACTTCATCAGGTTGGCGTGGTGTAAGACAATATAAAGTATCGCTTGCAGTTTTGATCCACAAACAACCGTTTTCAAACTCAATACACTCTCCTGTTGTTAAGTGTGCCATGTAAATATCCCCATATTGAGTTGGGTCAACTCTTTGTACAATATGTGTTGTACCCGTTACTGGTTCATATTTAACTGATTTGAATAATTCTACTTTTTTAGGCGATAGTTTTATTTCTTTAATAGTCATTGTTTTACTCTTTATTTGTTAATATAGTATCTGATAGATTAGCTTCTGTTAAATCAGCATATTCTAAATTTACATTTCTTAAATCAGCACCTGTTAAATCAGCATTTCTTAAATTAGTATTTCTTAAATCAGTATTTCTTAAATTAGCATTTGTTAAATTACCACACCTTAAATTTGCACACCTTAAATTAGCATTTCTTAAATTAGTGCCAATTAAATTAGTATTTGCTAAATCAGCATCTGCTAAATTAGCATTTGTTAGATAGGCTTCTGTTAAATTAGCATTTGTTAGATTAGCACTTGTCAAATCAGCTCCACTTAAATCAGCACCTGTTAAATCAGCATTTGTTAAATTAGCATTTCTTAAATTAGCATTTGTTAAATTAGCATTTCTTAAATTAGCATTTCTTAAATTAGCATTTACTAATTCAGCTCCACTTAAATCAGCATCTGTTAAATCAGCATTTGTTAAATCAGCATTTCTTAAATTAGCATTTGTTAAATCAGCTCTAATACCTTCTCTACCACCAGTTTCATTAAACAATTCGTTATCTTCAATTATCTGTCGCAGAGACCTATCTTCGCA